AATAAAATTAGAAAATATTTTTAAGGTTGAGCTTTTAAGTTTATATAAGGGAATATCGAAAGAGTACAAGGAAACTATTAAAAGGACCGGAGCAATTCCAGACGCCTCAATATTTCAACCTAAATTTAAAAGCGCAATTGAAAAGCAATATAAGCGTGTATTTTTAGCCTTTGCATCAACCACTAGAAGCCAGAAATCTATACAATTAAAAGCTGACGAAACAGACGATCAGATCACAGAAGAAGTTATCGCAATAATGCTTTTGCTTGGTGGTTCTCAGGCAAAAAAAGAAGCCAACGAAATAACAGGCACTAACCAAAAATACTTTTTAGACTCTTACAACTTGGCCCTTAATGAGCTTGTTCAGTCTGGTGATGGTTACACAAGCGAATTACTAGCAATAACTGCGGCTGCTATACTTGATAAAAAAAACGGTGGTAGAGCTGGCACAACAGCGGTTAGTGAAACTCAGTGGGCTGCTGAATCAACAAAATTTACTGAATCAGAAATAACGGCTGGCATAGCCTCAAGTCTTTTAGTTATTGCTGAGGGTGGGACGCCATTAAGACCTATTAGCGGTAAAAAAAAAGAGTGGGCAACCATTCAAGATGGTAAGCAACGGCCCGCACATGATAAAGCAAATAAACAAAAGCAAGCGGTAGAAGATCCGTTTATTGTCGGTGGTGAATTGCTTATGTATCCGGCTGATCGTAGTATGGGCGCAAGCAAATCAAATGTTATTGGCTGTCGATGCATGGCCATTTATTAAGGATACAAGAAGATGCCAAAGCCAGAAAATAAAAAAATTGAAACTTTACGCGCTGGCGGTAGAGCGATCCAGTGCAAGGAAATGACTAAAAATGTCAACGGAACTGAAATCAAAGTTGGGATAGTTGAGGGTTATATTGCAACTTGGGACCTTGATCGCGGTAATGGCTGGTACAAAGACAGATTTATTAAAGGCGCATTTTCAGAGTCAATCAAGCGTCATGCCAAGACAGATCGACAAATCAGACTTAAAGATCATCATGGGCGCACAGTTGGCGGCTTTCCAATCTCAACAGTAAAAGAAGACGAAACTGGCCTGTTTGGAATCGGTGAAATTAATCTTGAGGTTCAACAAGGTCTTGAAGCTTACAAGCTAGTGCAGCAAGGTGTATTAACTGATTTCTCTATAGGCTTTGGCGCCCAAGATTACTCATTTGACATGGAAGACGATGAAGAGATCCGAAACATTAAGCGCGCCGAAGTGTGGGAGGGCTCAATTGTTGACGAGCCCATGAACCCTTTTGCTAATATCACAGCAGTTAAATCGTTAAAAGAAATTGGCGAAATTGATTCAATTCGTGATTATGAAAAGCTGCTTGTAGATAATGGCTTTTCAAAGAAGGCCGCAAAGGTTATCATAAGCGGTATTAAGAGTTTAAAACCAGTTGGCGATTGCGAAGATCTCAACGAAGAAGAAGTAAAAGCTCAGAAGCGCGAAGCTAAAGACGCTGAAACTTTGCAAGAGCTTGAGGCTGTAAGAAACTCAATGCTAGCCTTTAGTATTAAAAATAACTTTACCTAACTGGTGGAAAAAATGGCAGAAATTGCAGAAGTATTGAACGACATCAAAACCATGTCTGAGGATATGGGAACCCAGATCAAGGGCATTCAAGACGCTCAAACAAAAAACGATGAAAAGTTAGTTTCTATTGAAGTTAACGCCGTTGAAGCAGCTAAAAAATCAGTTGCTGATTCGTTGGCTGAATTGCAAGAGCTGAAAGGCAAGGTTAGCAACTTTGATAAAACCCTTGAAGGCTTGCAGGCCATGATTGCCCGCAAAAGCGGCAATGCTGGTAACGACTCTATTTATGATCGTGATATGGAAAACGAGTGTAAAGAGTCAATGATTAATTATATGCGCAAAGGTAACGGCGCGACATTTAATGAAATCTCTAATGAAGCAAAAGAATATATGTGCAAATCTATTGCATATGGAAATTTGATTGCTCAGTCTGATGCTATCAAGGCTGACGAATTAAAATCTCTTGTTGCTGGTATCACAGTTGATGGCGGTTTCTTTATCCGTCCAGAACTTATGAACCAAATGATCACGCGAGTTTTTGAAACTTCGCCGATTCGCTCTATTGCTAACGTTGTTACATCTTCTTCAGACTCTTTGGAGTGGATCGTTGATGATGATGAATTTACTTCTGGCGGTTGGGTTGGTGAAACAGATCCGCGCGACGAAACAGGCACAGGCAAAATTGGTAAGTTAACCATTCCAATTAGCGAGCTATATGCTCAGCCTTTAGTAACGCAAAAAATGCTAGACGATACTGGCTTTGACGTTGAAGCTTGGGCATCGCGAAAAATCTCAGATAAGTTTGCTCGTACAGAAAACACGGCGTTTGTTATTGGTGACGGTAGCGAAAAGCCTCGCGGTTTCTTGGATTACGACGCTTGGGCCTCTGCTGGTGTTTATGAGCGCGGCAAGCTTGAGCGTTTAAATTCTGGTGCCGCTGGCGCGTTAACAGGTGATGGTTTAATTAAGCTTCAAAATGCATTGCTTGAGGCCTATCAAAATGGTGCTTTGTTTGCCATGCAGCGAAATACCTTCACCGGAATCATGACTTTAAAAGACTCACAAGGTCAGTATCTTTTAAACCCTAACGTCCTTAAGTCTGGTGATTCTAAGATCTTATTAGGTAAAGATGTCATCTTTATGGATGATATGCAGGCCTTGGCATCAGATTCTTTATCTGTTGCTTATGGTAACTTTATGCAATCTTATACCATTGCTGATCGTCTAGGTATCCGCCTGATCCGCGACAACGTAACGCGCAAGCCTTACATTAAACTTTACACCACTAAGCGTGTAGGTGGCGGCGTTACAAACTTCCAAGGCCTAAAAATCTTGAAAACTGCCGTTTAATTATCTTTGCTAGGGCTTCGGCCCTAGCTAGGCTATTTTTGTTTGGAGTAATTACCATGATTAAAGATTTAAAAAACCTGTTGATGCAGGCGTTAGCGATGTTTGTTGCAGTGGCTTCTAACGTTGTCACTAATGGCGCGGCAATTTATACCGCCCGATCTATCAGTGGCATGTTTACGTTATCAGCTCCGGTTTATACCGATGGAACTTATGTTTTTAAGATCCAAGAGTCTGAAGACGGCAGCACTAACTGGACCGATTTAGCTGATGATAAATACATTGGTGTTCGGGGTGTTGATGATACCATTACGGCAGTTAGTGCCGCTGGCGGTGAACTGAAATCACTTGGTTGCTTTTCTAATAAGGCTTACATCAGGCTAGTTTGCACATCAACAGACGTTACAACTGGCGCGACAATTGTCTCTCATGCGGTGTTAACGCCTCAGTTGCAGCCGTCTAACTATGCAACTGCATAATTGACTAAATAACAATAGTTAATTAAACTGGAAACCGTTAAGGGCTGGCAATTAAGCCAGCCCTTTTTTTGGAGATAAACCATGTCACAAGTAGACTTAATTAAAATCTTATGCCTTGCAAGCACTAAGATCGCAGACCGTAAGCCATCATTGCCGATCATTCAGCTAATATCAGGCCAGACAATAACGGTCCCGACTCATATGGCTGATCGAGCCGTTGAGCTTGGTTTTGCTGAAATTGTTGGCGCTTCAAGTGAAGATGAAAAGGCAGGCTTTAAGAAAAACCAGTTGATGACGCTTGGTTTCTCTGAAGCGTATATTGATAAGCTTGGAGACATCGGCATTACAAGCAAGGAAGATTTGGCAATGCACAGTCATTTATCTATTCTGTATGCATTTGGTGATGACGAAGAAAAACACGGTCGCGACGCTGCTGATTACGCACAAGTTACAATGCAATCGCGAGGCCTATCTCTTCGCCCTAACTCAGTTGACGATCTAACATTGATCGGTGAGCATGGGTTATCTAAAAAAACAGCCGATAAATTTAAGGCCGTTAATTTAGTTAACTTATCTGATTTAGTATTAAACACTGAAGAAGAGCTTAAGCAAATTAAAGGCATTGGCGAGGGCTCTGTTCAGCAATTGGTTTACTCACTATCCTCGATCGGCATGGCTTTAAAGCCTGCTATTGTCATTGATGATGAAATTGATCTCGATATTCAATAAGGCTTAAATTATGGCGTTCCTTGAAATGATTTCCGCTAGTGATGGCCCTATAACATTGTCCATCGCTAAAGCTCACGGAAGAATAAGAGCTGATAAAGAAGATGATCTTATACAACTTTATCTTGATGGTGTAGTTGAGTTTGCTGAAGACTTTATTGGGCTGGATATTCGCGACAAGGAATATAAACAAACTGGCTCACAGCTTGGCGCTTGCGTCACGCTTGAGGCTAGTCAGGTAAAATCTGTTACTAGCATAAAGTATAAAAAGAATGGCGCACTGGTCGTCATTCCTGAAGCTGAATATCAGCTATATAAAAAGCTAAACCTAAGCACTGTAAATGCAGTTTCAAACGGCAGCTTTCCGGTAATGTTTCCAGCTGGTGATGGTGGTCCAGATGGGTATGAGATAGTATTTTCTACCGGGTGGGTTAACATGCCAGCGCAATTAAAAAATGCAATTTTAAATCATTTTATGTTTTTCTATGAAAACAGGGGTGACGCTATCGCCGCTGGAGCTTCCGCCGGATCTGGTTTGATATCCATGCCACCAGAAACAGAGCGCATTTATAAGCAGTTTAGAATACTAAGGGTTTAACTATGTCAGAAAGGCGTATATTAAGGCGTAAACTAAGAAAGATTTCAAGCGGGGATCTTAGGGATGAAA